ACTGAGCTATCAACGGAGGACTTCATTGTGTCAGCCGCATATTGATCCATCTCACCACGTTCATGATTGTAGAGCGTTGTCATGATGGTGTTGCGGCGGCTAGCGGCGATTTTCAAGAATGCATCACGCTGGTCATCATTGCCGAGGCTGTCAGAAATAGCCTGCGTATCCTGATCATATTGATTTCCAAGTTCATGCGGAACGCCAAACGCATCCTTGCCTTTTTTGGCAAGAGCGCCGGTTGTTGGATCAAAGATATTCTTCGCCTCCCAATCATTAAGGGACGTCTGCGCTGACATAAGCTGGTTGTTATCGGCATTGGCTTTTGCTTCTTGATAAACTCCCAGCGCTGCCTTGGCGAGATTGGTGTATCCAGACGTATCGATGGCAGGCAGTGACGCGCTGATGCCATTATTGGGCATCGGCTGCGTTTTAACTTGGTCAAGAACAGGGACTTGAAGGTTTGCCATGTTACTTCCCCGAATTTCCGCTTGGGCCACCAGACCCAACATTATTGCCAGCGCCGCTGTTAGGGTTATCACCACCGCCGCCGCCACCGCCGAAACCACCGGCACCTTTAAACCCGCCGACAAGCGTGCTTGCCCCCGTGCTAAAAGCACTAATGAGGCCTTGGGTGCGTGAATTGCTTGCCGCAAATTGATTGCCGATGGCCTGATCCTGTGCGCTTGTTGCGTTGATCTTATAGCCGTACGCTTCGCGTTCGGCATTGTTGCGTACCGTGAGAACATTTAATTCTCCCATTTGCGTATTCTGATCCTGCAACAAACCGGCAGAACCTTTATCGGCAAGCAACCCATTGCTTCCGGCTTCGGAGCGAAGCGTGGCATTCTGCGCCTTATATTGCAACCGTGCTTGGCTTGCCGCATCAGCACCACGCTGCTCGGCATCTGTCGCCGCTTGGTTCTGAATGTCAGCATTTTGCTGCGCCACTTTTGCTGCGTAGCTTTGCTGTTGCGCTTGTGCGTCACCCGCTGATTTTGCTGCATAAGCTGAGATGGCCGCAACGACAACAAGGGCAACAAGTGGTGCACACATAGTTAATTCCTTTCCATAGAGAACTTGTGGAACGGCATATTAAACACGCCCCATGGTGTAGGTTCTTTATCTACATTAAAGCCGCACCACTTCAACCAGCGGATAGAGCGCTGGTTGCGGGCATCAACAAAGTTCAGCAGCTTGTTAAATTTGCCAAGCGTTTCCATTACTTGCGTGCGGCTCTGGCGTAGAAATGTACCAGCATGAATGTCCATGTAGTGTGTGGATACCATCCAAGGCACACCGACATTGCCAAGCATGCTTTCAGGCACAACTCCGTAAATGCATACAGGGTTATCATCCGCAAAGCCGACAAAGCATTCTTCACTATTCAGAAGGCCGCACTCCATCGCCGCGCGCGGCGCATAGAGGCCAGTTGCCCACAGTTCTTCAACGTCAGCCTTGCGGATGATAGGCACCATCATCTCGATGTGCGCTTGCGTCGCTGGGACAATTTTATGAATACCCAATTGGCACCTCTTCGGTAATGCAATTGATTGTGATCGGCAACGGGAACGGCTGACGAACACAAACACGACCACGATTAGACCACGAACCGTTTGTATTTACCTCAATAATATCGGTTGCCACGGGGATCGCAGCATCATAACCAATGTCCGGCGTGCGCTGCATGCCCTTAATTTCATAGAAACCATCATTGATCAGTGCCTGCTTGACATTGGTTGTCGCAGTCATACTGGTATTGCCATATTTATTCGTCGCCACCCATGCTGCGCGGCTCTCTTGAACCGTCAGGAAGATGCGCGGAATATTAACACTCTTGGCTTTGCTCTGACCACCCTGATACGCCATGTCGAGGGTTTCGATTTGCGGGATGTACCCAAGACCTGCGTGTGTCACAACGCCCGGACGCAGCAACGTCAATAGACCGTTTGTCACAACGAGGTTCTCGATCACGTTGCCGTCGGAAAGAACGGCAAGTTCCTTACCTTCAAGGTGATGGAACGGGCCAAGAAACACCTTGCCGAAGCCATAATCACTGCGCGCCACGTTCTGATAGGCAACAGGAAGCTTCTTCGATGGGATTGCGCTGACGATGTTCGGGCTAGTGTAGCCGGAAATGATCAGGCGATATGTGATATTGCCATTCACGAATTCGATAGAATTCTGAATATCCTTGGCAACAAATATTGGTTTGCTGCATGTCAGCGTAAGAACTTCTGGGCTATCCCACGTGGTGCCGCCTGTCACCGTGATCGTTGATGTTGGATCGGTATTACGACCGTCATAACTCAGGCCGCAATCAACAAAGCTACCATCGAGAACTGTTGAAAAATAACGCGGCGTATCACGTTCCAAGTAACGGCGGTATGTGCCGTTTACAAGACGACGTACGATTTTATAGACCGCATCTGAATTACCTTCACGGATCGAACACACACTCTCATAGGTGCCTTGCGTAGTGTGACGGTGCCATGCATAGACCTTCTGTTCATCCATAAACGTGAAGCCTGCCATCGTGCCATCATTGAAGATCGTCCAAACCATACTGAACGGACGCTTCTGAAAAGCCCAATCGACAATCTGCTTATTGCGGAAGATGTGCGGGCTACGCGCAGTCATGTCGATGCCGGTGTAGGTGTCGCTATTCAGGTCATACCTAACAGAGCGAACGAGATCACCCGTGCTATCAACCACGAGAGCCGTATTGCCGATAATAATGGGACGAACCTTGCTTACACCGTCGTAACCCTGCACATCGGGCGTAGGCGGAGATGAAGCAAGGATCGCGTTGTCACGATTTCCATTAAGTGCTTGCTCAGAAGAGCTTGTCAGAACAATCAGCGCCTTCAATGACATCAGGTGACGGATTGCATTGACCTGCGTTGTATCAAGAGCGAGCGTGATGCTTTCATCGTCAAGGACGGGGTTCGACATACCGAACTCTGTGCGGGCTGCAACATTTGAACACCAGATATAATTTGGCAAGTTCGGTGTACCGCCAAGCCATAAGCGCTGCTTATGATAAGATACAGCCGATGGATAGCCTTCTGTCTTCGACCATGCCGCCTTAGCCCAGTTCTTCGATGTAATCGTCAAGAGATTGTCAGGCATGGTTTTGATGACGGTTGCCGTAACGTGCTGCGCATCAGTGAACGCCGTGATTTTCGCAATACCAAAACCAGAATGTAGGTATTCCCAACGCACGCCGGTCGCGCCATCTGTTGCGCTACCCTCTGTATGATCAGGCTTAACAGTGCCTGTCGTGGCGTTGTTGAGCGCCTTATAATAATTGGCACCGGCGCGCACCGTGTAAGGCATCGTCACAGCAACAGCAACTTCCCATGTCGGCGTGCCGTCTTCTGGGTCTTGCTCAACATAGAATAGCGTTCCAACGTCATCGGTCGTGAACATATTGGCACTTGATGCAATCGTGATCGAACCTGTGGTTGCCGACACAAGAACATTGGTGGTCGTGATGTTGATGTCCTTGAATGGGCCGTTCGATACATTGAAGTCTGTCACCGTCCAAGCATCATGTGCTGTACGGGTGATGTCTTTCACCATGTAGTTCGGATGAACAATGGTAATGACATCAGCACTTTGGGCATAATTAAGGTTAAATAAATCAGTATCAACCCATGGCGTCGCTACCGTATAGACACGGCCAGAAGTCCCGCCGCTTGTGTAGGTGCCGTAATTCGTGCTGTTGATGTAATTGCCTTGAAAGTCTTTGAGCTTGAAGTTCGCGCCGGTCACATCGGAGATGCGCAACGTGCGGCCATTCATTTCTACCATGCCAACCATGCCAGAAATAAATACATCATCACCGTTCGAGAATGTATTAGCCGCCGATACTACGACCTGCGCGGCGTTGGTCGCGGCAGTGATGTTGACGATAGCTGCGGTTTCGATGACTTCACCGCCATTCTTAACAACGCGCATCGTCTGATTGCCGAATTCCAACACATAGGTTTGCAGCTCATTGAACTGAAACGGGATAATGCGCACAAGGTGTGAACTGTCTTTCTGCTCGGCAATGAAGTCGCTGCCCGAACGGTTCATCACACCGCCATACTGGCGCACGATAAAGTTCTCACACGTGCGCAGGCCGATGTAATACATCTCTTGATCGACGCGACCATAGAGTTCTGGGCCGATTTCACCCGCCGCCATGCTTGGTTGATTGACAAACGTCGCCATTTAGTTCCTCACTGCGAACATCTGGCTGTCGGGTTCTGGATCGTTCTGCTGCTCGCGCTGCTTGACGGTGATGGCTTCTGCCAACCACGTGTTGAAATTGGTTGTAGCGCTCTGTTGGATGCGCGGATCAACACGCAAAGGTGCAGCGATGTGCGCAGCAACGCCAAGTGCTACGGCTTGTGCAAATGATGAGCTGAACAGCCCTGTGTCAGTGATGTCGTCATTATATTCAACCACGGCATTTTCCAGATCACAGAGAATAACCTTACCGTAACCATCAGTCTGCTTGCGGATAATGAACGGTACTTGCTGGTCTTCGCCGGGCGTGCGCACAGCAGGGTTGATGATGCGGTTGATAATGCGCGCATTAGCTGGGTATTTGTAACGGAAAAGCCAACTATCCGGTGGATCACCGATGTTGGCAAGGTTATCTTGGATCATGGCAAAAGGCCATTCACAGGCCTCTAAAACCAGAGCGACGACGTGATCAAAGAAGATGCGGCAGTTGACAGCTTCTGGACTGTTTTCATTGTCAACATCTTCGATGCGGCCCGTAACACCGACATGGGCCAAAGCCATGTTGCAGATCAAGTCCTTGGAATATACTGGCACGTCCGCCTCCTACATGGCGGCGAAGAGCTTAACCAAGCGGGTCAAGATTACCGGTGCCGGTTGCTTCGCCTTCGTTGGCATCACCGTCTTCAAGAGCTTCTTTCTTTTGAAGGGCGGCAATCTGCTTGTTGTAACTTTCCGGCATCGGTGATGGTGTCAGAACTTTATCGGCCATATTGTCGCGGTTCATCAGCGTGAGGAAATCCATCGACGTCTTGCCATTAAGCTGTTCCATCCGCATGCCGGACATAATAGGCTGGGGTTTGATGGCTTCAACTTCCTTCTTGGGCCTAAGCCATTTTGAGTTTTTATAGAACTCGGCTTCCACCTCGGTCAGCTCGATGATGTCATCCTTAACGATTTCGCGGTAAGGATTAGACATCGTGCCGTTCGAGAGTGCCTTATAAAGAAGCTTTGCCATCATTGTCCCCAGCCTTGTTATGTACTGACTTCGCTTCGATTACTGAACTGTGTAACCAACTGCGTAAGGCGTCCATGCCTGCACATCCTTCGTGAGGTATGCAGAGATAGCGCCGGTTGTCAGATTGCCGTTGGCAACGGTGTACATGATTTGAACAAACCGTTTGTACAGGCCGACATCCGTGAACGGTTCGAGCTTATACATACGTTTTGTGCCAAGCGGTGTAAGAGCTGCCAGCGTGTCGTAAGTGCGAACCGTAACCGCCGCGCCAAAGGCTGAGGTAGTATCGGTTTGCAACGAAGGCGTTACCGTGCTGTCACTGCCGCTGTCTGTGAAGGCAGCGGTGACGATGAACAGAAGGTAGAGTTCTTCGCCGACACCGATGTTGCGAACAACACCGAGGTCAAGGTTGTTGGTAGATGCGGCTGTTGCGGTAATAACCTGAGCAACCGAAAAACCAGTTTGTACGTCGAGAAGCATAATAATCTCCTTAGCTTAAAGTTTACCCGAATTCCTAGGCTGGCACCTTACGATGCCAGACCTTCCCCGAGCGTGATCGCATCACACTTACGGATAGGGATACCAAGGAAATTGACTTGCTTGGACTTGACGGTGAAATCACCGAACTGCAACAGAGCGTCTTCGATGCTCAGTGCGGCGTTCGACTTATCAAGCGCTTTCAGCTTCAAGATCGAGAAGACTGTGCGGTTCATGTAGAACGCCAGCTTCACGCCTGCGGCTGATGGAATGCGGTCGATAGCGCGCGACATCAATTTGAGGATGTCGGTTGCTGCGGTCGATGCCTGCGTACCGGTCTGAGCGATCAGATCGGAAACGTCAACGTTCGCAATACGAACGGCATACTGCCAATTCTTGATCGCAAGGCCGCATTTCCACTGATAGCGATCAACGAAGGCGCGGTATGTAGCGCCTGTGTTGGTGCCGTCATCCATTTCGACGCAACCATCGGCTGAACCGTCCTTAACAGGCATGTGCTGCAAACCAGCCAATGAACCCTTTGGATAGATGCCATACAGACCTTGTTCGCCCCAGCCAAGCAGCCAGACCGAAGTGTTATCAGCGCCTGCGCCACCAGCAGCAAGAATGTTCTGCGCGTTACCGGCAGACAGACTGTTGTAGCGTGGGGTGAGACCAATGAACTTTTCAGGCGTGGTGTTGTCGGCATAGAACAAAGCGGTTGCCATGTCGTTATTCATGGCCTGCATGTGAGCGACGTTTTCTGTCATACGGAAATCGGCAGTGCCGCCGTTCAGCATGGCAAGGTCTTTATCGATTGAGCCCTTTTGTTCGTACATGCCGCAAGCTTCATCAACCTGTACAGTGGTGGACTTGGTAGACGCAACACCTTGGTTGAACTTGCGCCATGTGCCAGCGGGCAGGCCGGTGCGCATGGTCAAGCGATGGCCGGTGGCAAGATTGCCTTCCTTCCACTGCATATCAAAAAGAACTTCGTTATCTTGTGTGAGTAGTTCCGCGATGTTGGTTTCGATTGAACCATCGGGACGCATACGCTTGGTGACATCAATGAGTGAACCAAGAGAAGCATTCAAAGTAGCCATAGCTAGTTTCCTTCCTGAAAGAAACTATCGACTGCCTTGGTGGGCGCATCATAACAGAAAAAAAGAGGGCGGCAACAGAATTTGTTGCCGCCCTCCTGCACAGGGGACAACTATGCCTGTTTGTCGCCCGGCATATCGGGCCACATCTTCTGAGCAAGGCTCTTATCCTGTGAGCTTTTGCCACCGCCGCCCTTACCGTCGAAGCCGTCTTCACCGGTCGCGCGAGCGATGTTATTCATGAACTTGATGAATGACTTTTTGTTGCCAAGACCAAGGAAAACGAGATCATCCTGCATTTGTTCAAGCAGCTCTGGCGAGCCACCGAACTCAGGATTACCAGCAAATTGTGTGATAAGGTTCTCGGTTGCGGCCACGGCTGGTTTCAGCTTGTCCCCACCAATTACAGGGTCTTTGGAACAATCATCCCGCCAATTCTTCTTGGTGTCAGCCCATTGCTGATTTTGGCGCTGCATCATTTCAACGTGCAGATCGACGGCTTTCTGCATTTTCTGGGTGTTAGTCAGCTTTTTATCGTTAAAAATCTTTGATAGATCATCAACCTTTCCCTTCATTTCTTCGGGAATAGGCATTGTATCAGGGATTTTCAGTTCATCGAGCTTGAACGGCTGGTTGGTAGGATCGGCATCAGCTTCCTTTTGCTTCTCAGCGTCGAACAGTTTGGCAACGTCTTCGTCACTCTTACCTTCGAGTTCTTCCGGTTTAAGCTTGCCTTTCAGATAATCGCGTTGGCCTGCCGCATCCGGCTTTTGATCGACCTTATCCGCATCTCCTTCCGGTTTCTTGCCGAACAGCAAGTCCCCTTGGTCAGCGCTTTTATCGCCTGACTTTGGATCAGGTGTTTTGCCTTGGTCGCCGCCGGTCTGCCCACTCTGCTGCTGCCCGCCACTATCGGTATTACCCGACGTTTGGCTTTGGCTGCTGGAAGAGGTCGAGGCTGTTTGAGTGTCCGGCGTCGTCTGTGTCTGGGTTTGTTCCGTTGACATAATCGTTGTCCTCCTGTGCTTCGGTAATCATGTTGATGTATGCGTTGCGATCAATGGCTTCCATCTCAATACGTAGCTCGGCAGCAACGCTTTGCCGTCCACAATTGAAATCAGTTGCCTCACGTTGGAACGTAAAGGCGTTCTGGCCGTACCCGGCACGCTGGAACATAGACCAAAGAAACCGCCTGCCATTACGTGTTGTAAGAACGGCACGCAGGCTTTCACGGTTTACATGGTCACGACGCCCCAAGCGTTCGCGTTCTTCGTCTGATAGTTCGTCTTCAATCATCCCTTAGCCCGGCGCGCCTGCCAATTGCAAAGCACGTGTCAGGGCATTGTCCCCCTGCAAGTTAGTGTTCGAGAGTGTCTGCGCTGCTTCTGAACCTTGCTGTGCCATTGCCATACCCTGCTGCATCTGAGCCTGCTGGTTACGACCCTGACGGATAGCTGCAACTTGATCGTCAGTATTATTGATTGTTGGCGGAATGGCAATACCATCACCGTATTCATCAATAAGTGCGTCAATATTGATCTTGTCAATTGCGCTTGGCGGCTGACCGGCAGCGCCTTGAAGCTGTGCGAGGTTGCCGACGAAGCCAACATAGCGTTCGATATTGCCGAGACCGATAGCCTTCTGTGCTTGCGCGAGAACAGAAATATATTCAACACGCAATGGCTGACCTTGGATTTCTTTTGGTGGTGGTGGCAGCATGCCGCGACGATACATCATGTTGAATGCGCGCTCGATAAGTGGGTTCAACAGTTCATCATTAAGGCGTTCAAGCACGGGGCCAAGCATCAAAAGCTTTTCTTCGCGCATCGTATTGATCTGTGTCGCCGTGATATTTGGCTGGTCAGCGATTTCAGAGACCATCATGAAGAGGTTCTTATAGAACGCTTCATCAATGCGGTTGTTCACGCTCTGGATTTCGTCGCGCATTTCATTGATGTATGGATTTGGCTGATACATCGGGATAACGCCGGGGCGTCCCTGAATAAGGCCATTCACATAGGTCGTATCATTAGGCATCGAGCTGATGCGCTGGTTGCGCATTGATGCATCGGCAAGCTTCGGCGGGTTGACGTTCTTGTCAATGCCTTGCAGCTTACGCTTTTCCATAAGCTGAACCTGCTTGCTGTCGCCGATGGCAACTTCACCGCAACCAAAACCCCACACATCTTCGCCAAGAACTTCCCAACGTGGTGCCATGAACGGCAAATCATCGTATCCCTTGTAGCTAAGGATGCCACCGCCCTGAATTTGTGAGAGGTTCGCAAGCGTACCAGCACCAAAGCCCTGACCGAAGTCAGCCCATACTGATGCGTACTTCTTCTTGTTGGAAAGCGCAGAGCCTTCAACATAATTGCGGTTCGGCTCGATGATGTTCACGAGCGGATACGGGAAATCGTAATTGCCATTATCATAGGCATTGATAATGCTGGTCGGCAAAATCTTCGCCGCCATCTTCATGTCGCCCTTGCAGAACTTTTCGATCATTTGTTCCGGCCCCATAGTGAGGTCACGGTACATCGTCGTGCAGCGGTTGGCAGAAGTGTTGTAAAGTGAGAACGAACCCATAGGCATATCGACGGCGCGCAGAATGTCATCGTCATCGTCTTCAATGCCAAGGCAAGATGTGCCATAAGCGCCGAGGATAGAATAGTTTGATTTCAAGCGGTCATAGAGGTTTGAGCGCGCAAACATATCGCGCATCAAACGCTCAACTTCGTACAGCCACAGCTTAACTGGTGCAAAGTCTTGCAGTTGCGGGTCAGGCGTTCCAAGCCGGAACCACGGGCGCATCGGGTTCGTTACACCAGATTGCATGCCAGCGGCGAGTGTGCGCAAGGCAAGACGTGGTGAGCTGTTAATAATGTTAAGGTCTTGACGACGACCATCGTTCACATTCTCACCCGGAAAACGCGCGGTACGTGGGGCCAAGAAATTGCGGATGTCAGTCCACGTTGGCACCATGTTGGCACGCACATTCGACAGCGAGATATACTTGCTGCGATAGATGCGGAACATTTGGTCGTTATCGTAGGGCATTATTGACCCAAAGCTGTTTTAAGACCCGTTGTTGCTGCACCCGTCAGACCCGCGCCGCCATTGACGAGCGTGTCGTTGCCCGCCGCTGCGCGCAAGCGACGCTGCCGTTCGCTATCACGTGCCGCTTGAACAGATGGATCACTCTGTTGAGCTGGTGGTGCTGGTGGTGTTGGTGTTGGCGCTGGTGAAGGCGCTGATGAACCCATGCACATATTATTCTCCTTAACCGTTATTGTAGAGGAAGTTGACGACGACATCGCCAGCCGTTAAGGCTGTGGTGTCTGTATCGGCCTGCGCGCCGGTAAGCGCGTATGTAAAACCAAGCGTGAAGTACACGCCGATGTCTGTTGCAAAACTATTGACGGGCGTATTCGATGTGGCTGGCAACGCAATGGTCATCACCGGTGTATCAGTGCCGACGGTTGGAGCTGTCGCCTTGTCATAGAATTTCAGGTACTTGATCGCCGCCGATGTGTTCGACACGATGCCGCCGACGAGGCGCTGCTTGCCAGCCGCAACAACAGTAGCGTTTGTTGAGGCCAGAGCCAGCAACCGATGTTTTAATAGAATATCTGTCATGGGTCGCTCCTAGTTTGATGACATAACTTTACGCACGTGTGGTTCGGCGACGTAGAGCGTTGCCCCACCACCCGCTGACAAACCAACCTGCACGCTACCGAAATGCTGCCCCGATGCATTCAAGTTAAGCGGCAAGATGAATGGTTGCCCTTTAATCACACCATCAAGCGTTGTGATACCGAGGTAATCGCTCGCGTCAGCATTGTAGTTAGCGGTCGCAAACCAATTACCAAGCGATGTAACTTCCGCTTGATATCCGACTGTAAGCGCCGAAACTGTGCCACTTGATGTTGTGATCGCAATCTCAGATGAGCATACGAATGGGCCTTGACCAGCGTAACTGGCTGAAATCGCAGGCGATGGAGTTGAGAACGACATGTAGAAAATATCACTCACAAGACCTGTGGTGTTATCCAGCACAATCTTTTGTACGTTACCCTGACGCCCATCGCCGAATGTCTTCGGATAGGTTGCCGCGAGCGACGCACGTGTGACGATTGAACCAACACCTGAAATGCCACTGCCGGTCAAGCGCGCAGCGAATGCGTTATCTGCCCATGTACCTGTGGCACCCGTACCAGTAAAACCACCCGTGCCACAAAGAAGTGGGTTCCGCGTGATAACTGAAAGATCACCATTTGTGCCACCATCACCACCACCGCCAACATGACGACGGTGATTTGGAATGAGTGGGTCAAGCAGAGCGGCAAGGCCAGCAGCCGCTAAACCAGCGCCGAAAGCGTTGGGATGGATACTGTCTGAAAGAACCGTCGTCGAAAGCGGAACGCCGTTATAGGCATTTGCCGCGCTCGATACGTTGGCGAAGTAAGACCATTGATCGAATACAATCAGGCCATTGCCACGTGTTGCGACATCGCGCCAATAGTTTGAAAGAGCGATCAAGCCCTGAATATTGGCCTGTGTGTAGCCATTGCCACGTGGAATATCGAGAGCCAAGATGACTTGAATATTGTTGTCATTGGCCCACTTTATCATAACGTGGGTGTCTTCAATGCCCTTCGCTGTGGGAATGTTGTTGCTTGGGTTGTTTGAATGGCAATCGAGATAAATATAACCCGGAACATGGCCGTTGATGTTCATGGCTGCGGCAAAGCGTGCACGGATTTGGTCGGTGCGATTGCCAATGATGCCTTGTTTGGAGATCACATCGAAGCGACCACCAAGCAGAATGTTGGCGCGATGGAAGATGCACTTGCTGTATGTAAGGGCGGAAGAACCATAAACGCCGGGATTGCCGGGCGTACCCCAATAGCTATCGGGCGTGCCGTTATAATCGATAAAGCTATGCCCTACCAAAACGACGGTATTCTTGCGTGTCATTGGGTAAAGCTGATCAGCCATAGCGTTCTCCTGCGCTAATACTGGTCTGCCTTGGTACGCCGCATCTTAATGCGTCAGAGGATTGTAATCAATATCTTTCACGGCGCTGATCTTCTGTGAGGTTTCAATCGGGTTATATTCACGATCCTGATGGTTCATCGCATCAGTTGCGGCGTTGCGGCGCGCGACGGGGAATGCGAATGTCAGAACATAGGCGTCCATCAAATCTGGTGAACGACCGAGAGCCTGCTTGATCTGGTCTTTGTCGGTCATCAAGAGTTGTGATTTGTGATGTGTATAGGTCTGCGCTGTGATTTCTTCCTTCAATTCCTGCATGTTAGGAATGCAGCCACCACCCTTAACCCACTGCGCGAACTCGTGATGCATCTCAGAGCGTTTGTTGTAGTAAACATTATCCATCGCCTTCTGGCTGAACTGCACTGGCGTCACAGAGTGGCCCCAATCACGAAGCCAAGAGATAACGCCGCTGCCCCAGCCGCCAGTGTTATCGATAAATACGGCATCAGGTTCCCATTTCTTAATGGCAAGACCGACATGGCTGGCGATGTCCTTGGGGTCAGACAGGCGTAAAACCTTGGGTTTAAACCCGACAAGTCCTTGGCGCGGCGCGATCACTGTGCGGTCACCGCCTTGGAGTGCAACGTCAACACCGAGGATTTTAACGTCATTCATCCAAACTTCCGGGCGCAGCACGCGCGTCATGGCAGCGTGGACTTCATCGGGGCCAAGTAACGCATTGATCGACGATGGCGGGAACTTGCCGAATACGTTAACCAGAACCCATGGATTATCGCGCCCATACTTCTGAATTTGTTCACGCGCCCATTGAATGCTAATGCGCGGTGAACGCTTTGGATCGTCGGGATCGCCACTGATCTCAATGATCTTCCATAACGTAGCTTCTGATGTGCAAGCGCGATATAGCGGGCCTGAAAGGTTGGTGGGGTTACCAGCGATCACCAACTTTGCAATGGCGTTTGGATTCACCTCTGTACCGGCATTGGCAAGCGCAGCTTCGGCGGCAGCCATGACAGCATCGGGAATGTCGCCAACTTCGTCGAGCAAGAATAGGATGCTATCGGCGTGCAAACCGGCCAGCGTGTTGGCCTGAGCCTCTGGATCGGCTGACTTCGGCCAGCGACGAGCTGACATGAACCATGTTTCGGGATGATCGTTGTTAACGATGCGCTCGGCGTGCCATGTGAATTGAGACTTACTGACCTTGCCCTTGTTCTGCCACTTAGCCATTTCAGTCCAAAGGCCATCGCGCAAATTCTCACCGCTGATGGATGTGGCTGCAACCTTGGCATCAACGTAGCAGATCAGGAAGTGCCAAGCGATCCACGCAAGGCATGTTGTCTTGCCCGGCCCCTTACAAGCCTTTGCGCCTGAGCGTGACCCGTTGCGGTAGTTCCACAACATATCGCGCTGCCACAGATCGGGGACAGCGCCGAACTCTTCCTCAACAAACAGCACCGGATCATCTCGCCATGCCTCGATCTTCTCACGGACATTGCGGTAGGTTGCCATTATTCTTCATTGCTTTCGATTTGCTGGTCATCAGCTTTACCGTTGAGGATGTCAGCGAGTGGCACGCTAGCCGAAACCTTCTTATCAACTTGCTTGCCATCAACAGCATCGATCAGACTGTCCATAGCCTTCCAGTTGGCCGAGGCCTGCATTGCCTTTTGCAAGGCCCAAATCTCTGCCATCGTCAGGTTGGTGCTGTTCTTGTGTGTGCCGAACGCCTTTGCAAGATCATCAACGGTTGGGCGTGCTTGGCCCGGCTCGAATGCAGCAAGGCGGCGCAGGGCTGGCCTGATCTTGTTTTTGAGCTTCGCGCCTTCTGATGCGCATGAGGCTGTATCTGGACGACCAGCGCTGCCGAACTGCGTAGCTTTACCGGCTTCGATAATGTTTGGGTTGTTGTTGTTGCCTTCTGGTGCTGGCATCATGTCCTCGATATGGTAGCGGGAGAGGGGATCGAACCGACGAACTGCCGGTTATGAACCGGACGCTCTACCACTGAGCTACCCCGCGATAAGTCTTCATCAATTTCTTTACGCACTATCTCACGATCAGTACGTCGTCGTCTATCAGGAACAACTTGCGGTCTGATGCGCGTCACAGCGAAGGCGTATGGATTGCGCTTCTTCATGCCTTGTTCCCCTTCACTGGAAACTGTTCGCCGCACTTAGGACAGCACACATGGTTCTTCGGCGGTGATAAATCCTCGCTGCCTTCTGGCGCAATGCCAGTAATATCATGCAGCCCAAAGCCGCGCAGTTCTTCAAGATCAACCATGCCGGAAAGCATATCCATATCGAATACGCCGTTGCTGTGATTGTCCCGAATGAGGATGCCGACGAACTGCCGGTCGTTAAGCGGGCGGTCTGGGATCAAAACCTTAATGTCTTTGTAGCCAAGCTCTTGTAGCGCCCTAAGCCTTTGATGTCCCCCGACAATGCGGCCATCCATGGTGCATTTGATGCGTGAGTGGTAGCCGTCTTCAAGCAAAGATTGCTTCAACTTAGTGAACTGTTCTTTGGTGATGGTGCGCGGGTTCTGCTCAAACGGGGTGAGTGACAACAAAGGTCGTGTTTCTTCCACCCACTGAATTGTTTCAGGAAGCTTTGGTTCTGGCGCAAGAACAGTTACGGCTTTTGCTTTGGGCTTGGCGATCTTTTTAGGCTTAGATGGCATCCGAAGTAATGCGCTTACCGAGGCCCAAGAAGTGCAAAGCCACGAGAATGCGTCCCTTGATTGAATAACGGTCACGGTCGAACAATGTGGCCGTAAGTTTGCCGTAAATATACAGCATGCCGTCAACTTGGTCTTGTGTGAGATTGTGCTTTTTAAGCAGCGGATCGGCGAGATTTGTGAAGTCATCGGAGTACACGAGGCCGGTCTTATCGCACAGGTCGTGCGCCACGGTGTAATCGTAGTTAAGTGTTTGATCCGTCATATTATCCCCGGAATGTTTCACGCTTCACAAAGGTGTCAGGTAACACGTTTTCGGGAGCTTACCAAGGCGACCTCGACAGTTATTTGGTGCGTAATTCAATGCAACCTTAAACTCGCGCCACCTGACGGGTTCAGAATATGTCATATTTACCTATTGGGTACAAGGTATTGATTGTAAAGAGATTTTAGACACCACAGTTTGTGGTTAACCATATGACAAACAAAGGTGTTGACTATGACAGAGTAACACATTATCCTGCTTTTAATGTCCATCCAACCGCGTTGCTTCCAAGGCGGCGCAATCATCCAAGAGGCAATCATGACACCACAGGAAATATTCGACACTGTTGCCACACACCTGTTCACACAGGGTGTAATGGCCGTCAACACATCACTCATCCCCGACAGCGACGGCACAGCAAAATGTGCCTATCGCGGCGATAACGGCGTCAAGTGCGCCGCTGGGTGCCTCATTCCAGACGAACTATATAAGCCAGAAATGGAAAATAAGCGGTTCTTCGCTTTCTTTGACTATGGTGGCGCTGACCTGACCCAAAACCGATTCGATTTGCCGGAATGGATGCGCCAAAACATCCATCTTATTGGTGCCCTTCAATGTATCCATGATAATGCGAAGAACTGGAAGAACACGGAGTGTATGCGCAAGATGCTTCGGCGTGTTGGATATGAAAACGGCGTCAGCACTGACATTCTTAAAACGCTTTCATTCAAGGGCCGCTAAAATGTCAGACATCCAGCCATATATCGGCATGGGCTGCGTGATCTCCATGAGGTCAGCCACCGTGCCAGCTACAATTATCAGGCTCAATAAAGACATCGTTACGGTGCGTGAGCCCATCACAAAAAATGAATGGATGTTCAAGCGCGACCGTACTGGCGCGTGGCGCGAGGCCTTCATAAGCGCGACAGGCCGCACCAGTATGCATGATAACTGCGTGCGCCTGCGGCTTGGCGAAATGGCAGAAGCATAATGATTGCTGGATTATTAAAAATAGAAACACTGAGGACGACTATGGCACACCCAACCAAGATAGAACTTATGCAGCGTCAGGCCGTATTACAGGGGGAGCTTAACAAGCTCACAGCATTGATCGACGGTATGGTGGATGGTTCTACGCGGAAGCCAGAAGTTTATGACATTTATTATTACGTAGATGAAAATTTTGACGTCGCTGCCCACACGTGGGTTGACAACATTATCGACAACTCACTTTTTTCTGTTGGTAACGTATTTTTGGAAGAAGCCGCAGCAAAGAAGGAGGCCAACCACCGCGCGCTGTATATGAAATTGAAGAGGCTTGCCGGTGGGTATAAGTTCAAATGTGGGGTTATGAATTGGCAAATTTGGTACACTCCTGAAACCGACACAATCGATGTCATGGCTAGCATGGGGGCTAAGTGTGCCGGGGGTATTTATTTTGAAAGCGAAGAGAAGGCCTTCGCTGCCGTTAATGAGATCGGGGAAAAGAATATCAAAGCCTTTTTCCAATAAGTGCCGTGCAGAACAATCCATCCACGAAACCAAGGAGATAATCATGCGTACCGCTAAGATCATCGACTTTCCAAGATCACGCATCGTGCGGAAATCACCGCACGTACAGCCCAACCATGACATGCTGACGTGTAGTTGCGTCGGATGCACAGAAACAAGGGACATGCTGAGTTCGCTCGGTTATCGTCCCTTGTGTGAAGAAGCAGTGCAGAAATAGCTTACCAAGGCGGCTCGGTGGGTTTCGGCTCGCCGAGTTCTTGCAACACTTACTGAGAATAGCGATGTCTTTAAGCCAGAATGACAAGCGGGCCGATGCCGCAGATGACTTGCTGATATGGAACAACATAGGCCCATACTTCAAAAACAAAAAACGCGAGGCTTACGCCCGCATGATGAAACGGAGAGATGAAAATGCTTACCTTCCCCGAGAACAATCACAAGCCGATGCACTGGCTTCAATGGATCGTTTTGCTGCTGCTGTCAGGACTGTTGATGATCGGCATGACCAACTTGTTGTTCAACGCGATGGAAAAGCAACAGCAGTTTGATGAAAACATTCGTGCTGGCCGCTGCGCGCGCATGGGCGAGAACATCCCGCGTCAGATGCAGCACTACTGCGACGACCTCAGTGATGGAGAATAGTATGCCAATAACCGTAAAGGATGGCCGCTGTGTATTTCACGAACTTCAAGTCGAATGTCAAAAAGACCGCTGTGATGTCTGTGAAAAAAGTTCAAGAATGCGTCAATTTGAATATGCGGTTTGTTTGGGGTTCATCGTGGGTGTTCTTTTCTGCCTTATCATTGCCTTCCTGTGCGGTGTAAAATGACCCAGAACACCGCATCAGATCAGGCGTACCGCAAGAGTGCGGAGGCATTGATTTCCGCAGCCTGTTATATGGCCGATCCGAAGACGGGGAGGAAGCTTCGTGAACACTGGCAACGTCAGTTTAAAGAGCTTCTTGTAGAGCATGAAAGGGATTTTCCAAATGAAAAATGATCCTATATCAAATGCAGCCCGCGAGTTGGCCGTTATGATAATTTTCAAAGAAACATCATCAGACGCTGATTTTAATCTGACATACGATGATCTTGATCATCGTCGGGACGACGCTGACAAAATAGCTGGGATAGCTCAACTCTACTTCGATGCGGTGAGGAAAGCGGCGCTGGAAGAGGCGGCTGACTTGATTAGTCATGGGAATTCACAGTGTGATTGGACAAATTACGCGAAGGACAGAATTAGAAATGCGGCACGCATCCGCGCCCTCATCGACCAACCCGCTGCCGCAACACAAGTGAGCGACGATAAGGATGCGGAGATTAAGCGGCTAAGAGAGGCCTTGGAAGAAGCTGCCCATACAATCCTAATAGCAATACTGTTGAGTAACCTACACATCAACCTAACGGAGAACGACTATGAAATTCGAGATCAAATCACGCTGGACAATGAACACGATCTTTACCGCAGAAATCGACGCCAAGTTTGAAAACAGTCCGCCGAGTGTCAAACTAGGAGAGGCCGTCAAGAATGCCAACCTGAGCGGTGCCGACCTGCGCGATGCCGACCTGAGCGGTGCCGACCTGAGCGGTGCCAACCTGAGCGGTGCCGACCTGCGCGATGCCAACCTGCGCGATGCCAACCTGAGCGGTGCCTACCTGCGCGATGCCAACCTGCGCGGTGCCGACCTGCGCGATGCCGACCTGCGCGATGCCAACCTGCGCGATGCCAACCTGCGCGGTGCCGACCTGCGCGATGCCAACCTGCGCGGTGCCGACCTGAGCGGTGCCAACCTGAGCGGTGCCGACCTGCGCGATGCCAACCTGCGCGATGCCGACCTGCGCGATGCCAACCTGAGCGGTGCCGACCTGAGCGGTTCACTAGATGGCGTTCCCTTCATCAAAGATATTCACCAAACAATATACGCAGCAGCCTCACAGAAAGATTGCCTTGATATGGGTTCATGGCATTGCGAGACGACACATTGCCGGGCTGGCTGGGTTGTTACCTTGGCAGGAGAAGCCGGTAAGGCGATGGAATTCTGCTTGGGAACACCAGCCGCAGCGGCGCTGATCTACATGAGGAGCGATCCGGCGCTCGAAAAGGTGCCGAATTTCTACGCGACTAACTCGGAAGCTCTGTCCGACATGAAGCGCTTGGCTGAGGCTGAGGCCTCTGCTCCGAAACCAACGGTGGAGTAGAAATATGAACGGATTAAGTTTTCTCAAACGCGATAGTGCTGGCGGAGTTCTTATCGCGGCATACCACAACCCACAATCATTAACTTGGGGCTGGCTACTCTCTTGGAGTTTTTATCGTGAGGGTTTCCCGCACAAATGGGGGCTATCTATTGAGCCGATACCGCACATTCAGGTCCGTTGGAGGTTTGGCTTTGGCCGTCTTGGCTATCTGTATTTTGCCTCACAAGAACCGATGTGGCGATAACCATAACACCCCCGAGCAGCCCCTTTAACCCGAATAGTGGAGAGTAGAGTGATATGCGAAATATGTCATTCGCCATGACCACCAAACAATTCATCGATGGTACCAAGGATGTGACACGTCGTTTCGGATGGTGGAATATTAAGGTCGGCGACAAAATACGCGCCGTCGAAAAAGGCATGGGGTTGAAGAAGGGCGAGAAGATCAAGGCGCTCGGTGTCATAGAAGTAATTAGTGTCCGCTCCGAACGTCTGCACGATATTAATCAAGAGGATTGTATCCGTGAAGGATTTCCGAATTTCACCCCACGTGATTTCATCAACATGCTCATGAAACATTACAAATGTGACGCCGACAAACTCTGTAATCGTATTGAGTTTAGGAGAGTGCCATGACAGCCCACCTAACAACGAACAGCCGCACAGCGGCAAGAGGGAATGATGAAAACCACTTTCGACAAAGAAACCACCAACGAAGTGATTGAACTTATTCCCGTCGAAAAGCCCAATGATGGGCGTATGGTGTTTTGGTACAACCCAACTAGCCGGAAGTGGAAACAACCACGCCTTATGCACAAACGCGCCAAAGATGATAACAAGCGCCTAGAAATCGAACAGCGCAATAAGGATAAACTATGACCGACCACAACCCAACCGAAGCGATAAAGACGATTACGTCAGAGATGATGTTGTCCACGCTCAACGACATGGCACAATTTTTTACTTATGAACCAGATACGTCGCTTGTCATTCAGGCTATCCGCGACTTAATCGTCTTTATCGCTTCGAGAGCCGCGCCCATCCCACAACCGCAGGGGATGCGGAGCGCGGAGAGCTGGCTTGATAAGATCATGCGTGATAGTCCATTCCCGAGCCACGGAGTGTTTGTAGATTTAGTTCGCGCCATACAGGACGACGTGATTAAGAACGCTGTCTCGCATTGGCAACCGATTGGGACTGCGCCAGAAAACACTTGGATGCTTGCTTGTGGAACAGACGAGTTAACGGGCCATGTGGAGGGACTGCCAATGGGTGTTTGCAAACGTAAAAGTGGTATATGGATAAGCAATGAGGCGGAAGGTATTGAAGAACCAACCCACTGGATGCCACTACCAGCCGCGCCGAAAGCGGGGGAGATGTGATGACTGATGACAAATCCATCCCGATGCTAACCAAGGCCGCGCACAACACGACGCTGGCAAGTCTTGATCGTGCAATTCAGGTCATGAAAAGCGACAAGACTGCGCAAGAAAAATGCGCCCGCATGGATCATATAGGCTGTGTAATCCGGCGCGCGCTTGACGATCTCAAACCACTTGTTAGGAAGCTGCGGCCATGAAATACACCATCGAACGCGAAGACGACAGCTTTGAGGTTGAAATTGAAATCACGCGCTGGTCGCATGAACGCGCAGAACCTGATGTTGGCATCATGCGCGATTATGATATTCCCGCAGATTGGGATACGACCTGCCCGGACGGTAAGATGCTGACAAAAGAAGAGCAGGATCGCGTTGATAGTTACGTTACTGAGAAAGCAGAGTACGACGGATGAAGCCAACACCTGACAATCCGTACCCGTCAGAGCTTGATAAGCTGGCGCGGTGTCTGACCATCCTGCAACGCAAGTCTGCGGCCTGCGCCGAGTTCGGTGACATGATGCGCGCCGCAGCGATGAAGGAAGCACAACTTGAAGTGCAAAATCTCTGTCTGACAGAGTTCGGCTATACCCGCGCTGATTTAATCCGGGCCAACAAAGCAATGAAGGGTTTATAAATGCCTCTTGTTAAAAAAACCGGCTACACCGTTTCCAAGCTCGCCGATATTCTAACGAAGATGGCGGCGAAGGGACAAGGCAACCTTGTCGTCATGATTGAAATCGAGAAGAACGGCAAGAGCCTTATCACTGCCGCAGGTCGCGGTGACATCGGCGTATCAAGTGACGGTCGTAACGTGCTGGTGATCCGGCGCGGCGGCGACGAATTCGACATCCCCAACCAAATTATCGGAGCGCCCAATGGAACAGCAGGACACTAAGCCAGAAGAACTGAAAGCCGAACGCCCGACAGTGCTGAAAGGTGAGTTCATCATTCGCATCGGCGTCTTCATGGCACACCCAGAAGACGAACGTGTAGGCGATTTCGTCGAGTGCGAACCTCTGCGCTTTGGTATTTACGACACCAAAAACAAGAAGGCGATGCCGGACAACCTGATCAAACAGCTTCGTGAAGTCTTGGAACGTATGGTTGAGCTTTCTCGCATGCATGCCCACAGGCCGCTTCCAAAGCAACAGGCGTCCCCGCTGGTGTCCAGCATCGAGCTGATCAAGAAACCCGACGGTCCACCCACCGTCGAGCTTTATAGGCAGCTCCCAACAGGGGGCCTGATCCGTGTTGACGGGCCAAAGTCAGGCCTTGTTGACGCGCAAGGTATTGAAATAGCGAGGGAATAATGGCCGAGGATGCAGCCCTTGATGCGACGTTCTGCCGTAAATTGTTGAACCATCTCAACGATAAGCCGCAAGAAACTTGTTATATCCGCACGCACCTGTTGCGCTGCATCCTTACAGAACTGTCACGTTTCAAGGAGAGTGAGCGCCTTAACGAAGCTGAAAAAGTCAGTTTTATTCAAAGGCTTACAATGGAATTTTCGTATGCGCACTTTGCTGAGCTGATCAATGAAACGATCAAGCAAGAAAATGAAGAACTCACAACTGATCAAGTCTTGAAGACCATGAAGCATCAGGTCGAAGAGATGCGCGCAGGTTTTCAAGTTTACCCAGAAGGCACCGTATGACCATCACAGGATTAGAATTTAGGCACCGTAGGATCGTTTTGGGTTTCAAAACGGCTCCAAGTACCGCCGAAGCGTTCGGCGTGTCTGTGGCCTCCGTACGGGCTTGGGAGAGCAACCGTCGTCCCATTCGCCAATCGACATTGAAAATGCTCGAAAATATGGAAAAAGCAAAAGGCCAGAAGCCGAAGCCTCTGACCTTTCCCCGCAATCCATCCAAGAATGCCGTTAAAATATAACACCTCAGACGTAAAGTTTCAATTACTCCCTTGTGCGCCTGAAACTGTCTAGGCTGTAAGCCTCACATGCGGCAACATAATCCATCTCATCTTTGCTTAACGCATACTCGCCGCGTTCAAGTTTATCTGCTTTTAATGATTTATAAACATCCCAATCCGGTTTAAATTCTTGCTTTGGCGGATCAATGATGTTGCGAATATCTGACGGTGTTGGGATGTCTGGACGGGTCGCAATGTGCTTTGCCATTGCCGAAACCACCTGATCGACAGAATAATCAGCCAGCGCCCATGCAAACCCCTCAACCAGCGTTTCCAGTTCCGTTGTTGTCTTTCCGTATTGGCGCTGCAATGTGCAAGTTTGCGCCATCACCGTTGTCAGCTTGGCTTTGTCCTGAGACTGCCATGGCTTCGGCAAGGTATTTTTCTGCAAGGCGTTCGCCTTCGGCCTTCCAGCTACTAGGTTTTGTGTATTTTCCATTCTTTTTTGCTCCGTTTTTTACAAAATTCCCTTTATCTAATTCGTAAGAATTAGATAATATGGGTGTGGGTGTGGGTGTGGGGGTTGAAGTTTGGTTGAATTCTGGTTGAACACTCGTTGAATGCCTTCCCTTATTTTTCAATGCACTAGCGCGCCCAGCCTCAGCATTCTTGCTGCGTAGCTGATAAACAAAATTGCGCTCGTCCGTGAGGCGACCTTGCCGCCAATTTTGATCATCACCTAACTTCCAAAAACCCATAATTAATGATTTATTTATACGCCACGTACGCCTATCCATGCGGGCATAGCGTGCAAGAGACACGTCATCATCAGGTAGACAGCACTGTTTTGTACGCCAAGCGACGATCAGCAAAAGCATGTAGCTACCGAACTGGGCGTTGCTGAGGTGCAGGGTATCACCGATAAGCGCGTCCGTGAAAATCGGCAGGGAAGGAAATTCAGCCACTGGAAACCTCTTATTTGGGGAACTTGATGTCGATCTTTTTGACTTCAACCTTGTTACCCCAAGATTTAAGGGCAGCAGCAACATGATATGCACCGATTACACCGATGCCGCCGCCGCGCTTATAACGGATCACCTGTTGTTTTGATAAACCGCTGGCACGAATAAAATCAGCCCACGTCACACGAACACCCGTCTTTTTGGTGTGGCGTTTTATGGCTTTGCTGATAATCTCTGTGACCTGTTTTCCGGTCATCTTATTGGGGTCGAGAACGATCATTTTTAATTCCTGTTTTTTGTGTAAAATAGTTGTTGACCTTTACAGTAAACCCATGTTACCTGTCAATCACTGAATAAAACATTCCATCCACGGAGTACGAAATGAAAAAGAAAGTCCGCCTTCCATCGAAACCATCAGCTCTTATTCTTCTCGCCTTGAAAGACCTCGCGTCGGTCGAGCGTTTGAAAAATAAGTACCGCGTCAATATGAAACAGTGGCTTGCTCAAAAGGGCGGCAAGTGCAACGTGTGCTTGGCTGGCGCTGTCATGGCGCGCAGTTTAAATTTGAAACCAAAAAATGATCGCGGTACTTTTTATGATATGACGCCCAGCCAGCAGAATAAAATGTTTGCCCTTAATTCATTCCGTGTGGGCTGCATTCATGATGGTCTGAGAGAGATGGGGATCGATGCTCCGTATGGCCTCAATAGTCTACACCGTACGTTCCCAGAATATAAGCGCGGTCGCCACGAGTTCCAAGATGCGATGCTCGAAATGGTTTCCGTTCTCAAATCATTCGGCCTCTAATTATCATCCATCCAAAGAAAGCCCACGCAATGATCGACCATCAAGCTCTGTTTTTTAAGCCCGGACTTTCTGGCACAAGCATCAACGAATTTATCAATGATGGTGCTTCGCACTTCTGGCGTCATTCGACATTCAATCCGAACCGTGTCAAGAAAGACCGAACACCGGCCATGATATTCGGCGGCTTGGCACATTGCCTCGCGCTGACACCAGAAAATTATGAAACTGAATATGCTGTGATGCCAGTGAAGGGAAAAGATGATCTCGATACCGTTGAACAATTAAAGGCGTTCATCAACGCACACAAAGCACCAGATCAATCTATCCCAGCCAGCGCGAAGAAAGCGCAGCTTATAGAAACTATTCATCTTAACTGGCCCAATGCTGTTATCTGGCAGGATCGTCTTGACCTGTTTGAAGCCCAACTCGGAAAGCGCAGCCCCATCAGTGTTGATGATTGGTCGCAAGCCAAGTCAATGCAGGATCAGTTATTCGCTAATCGTGCGTTCCGTAACCTTGTTGGCAACGGTATGAGTGAAACACCGTTCTGCTGGTGGCCCGAAGCCACAGAAGAAAATATAAATAATGGCCTGATGATGAAGTGCAAGCCTGACTATGCACGCAATGGCCTTGTGGTTGAATATAAGACGACGGTTTCAGCGCAAGAAAAATCGTTCAGCCGCGATATGGGCAACATGGGCTATCATCGCCAGCTTGCAATTCAGACAGAAGCTGTACATCGTATGACTAATGAAATGCCGCGCGGTCAGATCATCATCGCGCAGGATAAAGAATACCACGATGACATCGCCATTTATGCGCTTGATCCAATGCACCTTGCAATCGGACAGCGCGAAGTGGCAGCAGCATACGAGGCAATCAAGGGCCGTCTTGTGTCCGGTAACTGGAAATCTTTCAGTGAAGACATCAAACCGATTGGCTTGCCGCGTTACTACAACGAACTAACATCAGAAATTAAATAGGAGCTTACCAAATGACAGACACATCACTCATCACTACCGCTAACGGCACACGCCCAACGCCCGTCCTTCCGACCGATTTGCCGAGCGCATATCAGCTTGCGAAATATATAGCAGCTTCTGGCCTTGCGCCACGCGACATTAAAACGGCAGAGGCAATTTTCACTGCGATACAGCTCGGCGCAGAAGTAGGACTTACCCCAATGGCGTCATTGCAGAACATCGCTGTGGTCAATGGACGCCCGACGATCTGGGGGGACGCGCAGCTTGGCCTTGTTCGCGCCAGTGGGTTGCTTATCAAGTTCAGCGAAACATACGAAGGCACCTATGGCGAAGACGGCTTTAAAGCTGTGTGCAAAGCAGGGCGCATCAACGAAGATGAAATCACCATCAACGAATTTTCGATTGCCGATGCAAAGCAGGCCGGTTTGTGGGGTAAGGACGGCCCGTGGAAAACCAACCCGAAGCGCATGTTGAAGATGCGAGCGCGCGCCTTCACGCTGCGCGATAAGTTCACAGACATCTTGAAGGGTCTATATGCAACCGAAGAATTGCAAGGCGTCAAGATGGTTGAAGATCAAAACGCATCTGTCGCCGCGCTCAATGCCGAATTCAATCCACCATCTCAACCGGTGAAGGCGCAACAGGAAGTGATCGAACCGAAGGTTGTTAAGGGCCGCGTTGCCAAAACGACGGTGCAGCCGGAAGACCCGGCTGTTGTCGCCAAGCGCGAAGCACAAAAGGAAGTCGAAAACCTTTACGACGCATTAAAGTTACTGCCGGAAGCTGACCGCCCCGCGCAGTTCCTTGAAGTGGACGGCATGCTGTCCATTGACAAGGCGGGTCGCAACGACGTTGTGGATGGTATGTTTGCCGACATCGGCATCAAGCTTCCGCCGCGCGAAGAAAATCCATCCAACCAAGGAGCATAATACCATGATTAAAAACTACTCAACAGCAGTGATGCTTGTTAACAGCAATATCCGCGCCATGTACACAGTATATGAACCACTGAAAGAAAACCCCGGTCAGAAACGCACCATGTTTAAGACGCTCGATCCTGATCTGAAAGTTGGTGATCTTGTGCTTGTGCCTAGCGGAACGCGCTTCGGTTTTAACGTCAATGAAATTATCGAGGCTGACGTTAAGGTTGATTATGAAAGTAGCAATCAAGTTTTGTGGATCGCAAGCAAGATCGAACTTTCTGATTACAACAACAACATCGCTATGGAAGCGGAAATGACTGACGCACTGCGCGACAGCGAAGAACACCGCAAGCGTGAAGAAATCAAGGCCAGCATGTTTGCAGCTATGGACGCAGGCGTGTTGCAGGGCTTGAAGATCGCGCAGATCGCACCACCAGCTAAGAAAGAATAATAAGAACGCTGCCATGACCCCATGACCAAGACCCTAGGGGAGTGGCCCGCGAGTGATGCATGCGCATCACTCGGTACGATCCCGAGCAAACCAAACTACGCTCTGTATCGCAACGATTGGGGGTAGTCTCCAAGGGGTTAATGGTCGAAGGAGGCTACCTTTAATTGTTCTTTTTTAAGGTGTTCCATGGCGAGTTGTCAAAAGTGCGGAAGACGCATCAAGAGAAAACGGAAAAGCGAAGGCGTCAGATGTTGCCCAAGGCACGGGCCAATAGAAATGATAAAGCAACCAATTAACCAACAACCGAAGGAAGTCACAATATGAATATGCCAGCAGCCCAAACAACTATCTCGCGTGGCGACGCGCTTGATGTACTGTCACAGATCAATCGCGGCGATCTCGTCGCCAAGATGGAAGACGGCATGAAAGAATGCGCCGAGGCCAGTGTGCGCACGGGTAAGAAGTCGATGATCACCATCACGTTGACATTCGATCCTGACGACAAGACCGAAGCGATGCGCATCATCCCAAAGGTCAAAACGAAATTGCCAGAAGAACAGGAAAAAGCGGCCTTGTTCTTTGTCTCGCCAGAGGGCGCGCTAGTGCATTGATACCCGTCAGCATCGCATGTTCCCGGAAGAGGGGGACGACAGGCCGGTGTTTGATAACACCAGCGCAGGCCGTTAATTAAACCACAACCACGAGGATAAAATGACAGAACCAACACAAGCCCCGGAAATGGGAAATAATCCACCAGCAGGACAGCCGCAGCAGACGCACGAATTCACTGAATTCAAAGTCACTGGCGACTTCCAAGAAATCGCTGCATACCTCTCGAATATTCGTACGCCGGGCATCTTTGATACCCGCATGCCATTCGTGATCTTGCCACAAAGCTTGAAGGTGCATGACATCGAACAGCACATGCCAGTTCCGTCACGTACGCGCAAACGCCTGACGTTCACCGAAGCGCAAAGTTTTGTTGATTACTATAAGGCATTTGAAGTCGGAAACGACCCGCGCCTGTTCGTTGCCAGCAAACCAGACGGCATGGAAATTCTTTGCGTGTTCGACTATGGTCGCGCCGGTGTAGCCCCTATTTCCACAACAGATGGTAATGTTCCCGGTCAACCGGAGCGTCCTTTGTGGGGCGATCACGTCACAAAATTGGCAATGAAATATCATGAAGACTACGCCATGCTGAAAGCATCAGAAGCCAAGTGGATGAAGAACACAGATTTTGCTTTGTTCATTGAGCAGTACAGCTATTTGTTCATGGAGCCAGATGCAGCAAGCATGCTTGAACTGGCGCAGGAATTGAAGGGTACGCGCACGGCTGCATGGCAAACCGGTAAGCGCCTATCAAATAGCCAGACAAGTCTGCAATACATCGAAACAATCGAAGCCAAGAGCGTTCGTGGCGAAGTAACTGTGCCTGAATATCTGACGCTGTTTGCGCCAATTTATGAAGGCTATCCACCACAAAAGTTGAAAGCTGCTTTTAGCTGGAACATCAACCCAGACAACCATCGCGTTGAATTCTTGTTCCGCTTGCTGACAAGGCAGGCAGAACGTGAAGCAACTGATCTTGTGAAAACATCGGTTGCAGAACTTACGGGAAAACGCTTGTATGCTGTCGATGACTTTGACGGCATCAGCGTAATGACGCGCCAGTTCTAAACAGTTACGGCCACCCGACGGTATTGTGGGATACCGTCGGGTGTAATAAATTGGTGGCGCAAGCCTGATGGGTGAGTGGGTAGAGTAAGACGTTGCTTCCACGCGTACAAAGCCGGAATAGGTTCCAATCCGGTAGCCAATACTTAATTATAACCAAGGAGAGTAACATGATTGAAGAAACAACAGTGGGCCAAGCCGCCCCGGACACTATGCCGCAAGAAGAACCAGAAGTTGATGCCGCATCACTGCACAATGAAAGCAAGGAAAAGTTGCTCAATACAGCCAACCTTATTGTTGTTGCATCCGCTGATGCCAATATCGTCGCTCATGCACTTCAACCAGTGCATGCAGAAACGGCTCTTGGCGAGTTGTCGCATGTTCTAGAAAAGCTTAATGCATTTAAGGATCGCTTCGGTCATCCAGAAGTGCAAGCCGCCTAAGTCGCAGTGCAGACACCGGGCGGTGGTATAATGCGCAAGCGTTCCGCCCGGTTCCTTTTCATCCATCCAAGGGGGTTACCATGAAAAAGATCATAGTCCGAATTCTGTATAAAATTCTCGATAAGCTCACCGAGCCTGATGTAAAGAAATATCAGCCGTTAAAGCCTAAGCCTTTGCGTGAACGTCAACCACTTCCTCTCGAATATTCCCGCGCCGGTGGCAACATACGCGTCTGGAAATATTTGCAATCTCGCCGTGTTCATGTCGATGCCAAAGTAACAATGATGGAAGCCTATATCGTGCTTGACGATCATGGCTGGATGTCAGTTTCTGATGCCTGCAACAAATTAAAAGTTCCAGCATCCAATGTGCACCCCATCCTTGGTCAGATGGCAAAAATGGGCTTCATTGAGCGCCATAAAACAAGGCCTATTACTTACGCACAACGCAGCTTCTACGTGTACCGCCGCCTGTCCGAGGTCGTTTCACCAACGCTTGATGCAGCAGGCCTGTAATGGAAAAGCCTGAATTCATGGAAAAACTAAGGGCTGGTTACGAGGGTGACTGCCCGTGCTGCGGAAGATATTCCAAGGTATATCACCGTACGCTACATACGACTGTCGCTGTGCAGTTAATCGTGATGTACCGCATCATTACATCACCGGGCAGACATACGTCGGAGTATATCGACGCCAATGAAATACAGAAGCGCTTCAAGCGCGTCGTCGGCGATCTGTCAAAAGCAAAATACTGGGGGTTGATTGTCGCCAAAGACCATACGCCGGACGACAAAAGATCATCGGGTTTTTGGCGCATGACAGAGCTGGGCATAGAGTTCGTTAAGGGGGGCGTGAAGATTAAGAAGTACGCGCATATTTATGACGATAAAGTACTGGACGCAACGGGCGCTCTTGTTTCCATAGAAGATTGCTTGCAGAATAAATACAGTTATGCCGACTTAATGGGTTCGTGATGCGCAAGGAAATAAGACAGCTCGTTACCGATATGGAAAGCAGGGGTTGGATACTAGTACGAGTATGCACAAACGGCCACATGAAATACAGATACAAGAATGGCGGCACGACAATAGTTGCATCAACACCGTCAGATCATCGTGGCATTAAGAATAAGTTATCCGAGATCAAACGCATCGAGAAAGGAATGCCGCATGCATACAAAGACGGAAAACCGTATGACGGCAGAGCAGATCAAAATACACAACAGGTCAGTGGAAGGTGCGGCTTGGTCAGAAGCTATTAATGCCATAAGCGATGCTATTGATAAACATGTTGAAAGTCATATTGACTTTTTTAAAATTCAGCTTTGTTCCGAATGGGGGCGGTTCTACCCATGAATGAGTGCAGTGAATATGTCAGCCTGATGCTGATTTTGTTTTTAATCTTTTGTGTAGCTTTTTTCTATCGGAGGTAACGTGGACTTTATTATTCTTCACCGCATGGTCGGCGGTTTCATCGGCACTGGCTCTACCGTCAAGGCCCGCTTGATATGGTCGCTTAGCTGCGGCTTGATGTTTGGCTTTGCGGCTTGCGTTCACCACATGTCGTTATTGTGTGTTGTCGCTATAACTTTCATGACGCCGTTCGCAGCGTATCTTGGCAGGCTTATCCCGCACTCTGAATTTCAAGGCGCGCCGTTCGATTGGGAAAAGTTTTTCGGCATGTCGTTTATCTGCGCAACACGCTTGCTGTTGCTGCTGCTGCCGACGGCAATTTTTGAGCCATCAGCTTTGTGGCTAGTGCCTCTCGGCATCGGTGGTGGAGTTGCTTATTGGATCGGATGGCGCTTCCTTGATGGAAGCGATAGTGGTTTTTACTACCGGCACAACGCCGAGCAAATGACCATCGTTAGCATGGATCATTTTGCTGTCAGCGGCGGTGAATGGGCTGAGGTTCTTGTTGGTCTTCTGGTTTACCAGTTCGCATTCATGGCGCTGTTGGTAATGTAATGTCAGACACTATCGACGATGCCAACCACCAAGCAGACCTTATCCTCGCAGAAAGCGTCCGCTTACGCAAACTAACCCCACGCATTGAACCGTCTGGGTGTTGTTATAACTGCGGCGAAACAATAGACAAGGCACGGCGCTGGTGCGATGCGCACTGCCGCGACATTTATCAAAAAGAAAACGGGAGGGACTAATGCCAACACGTGAAGAAGATTTCGATAACATTGAAGATGTCCTGCGTCTTTACGGTATGGACGCAGAGGTTGCAGCTCTCATGCGGATTAAGACAGCATCTACCGGAAAATATTTTGATATTGAAATAGAGCGGCGTGTTGCAGAGCGGTCGTCCTTATGTGTCCCTAGTTTGCGAGATCAGTTCGCTATGCAGGCCATGTGCGGCATGCTCGCTATGGGCCACACAGAGGATCGCAGCCCAGAATATCTTGGGTGTAACGCCTACCGTATCGCTGACGGGATGCTTGAATACCGCAACAGTGTTGCCGAACATAGGTCTGATGATGCCTAAAAACAACTACACATCGTACGACTTCTATATAGCAAAAGAAATTCTCGAAAGTATCCGTGGGTGCTATCTTCGCATGCATTTTGCCGATCAAGACTATGACCTCAATGAAGATGAGGAATATATGGCAGAGGCCGAATTCTTTATCAGGGTATGCCGCACAGTTGGCGTGGTGCTTGATAACATTTCTGTCGCCAACGATGTCTAAGAGCGCTGCAACAAAATACGACAAACAACACATGGCGAACGTCGCCGCTCTTGGCTGTATTATATGCAAGTCGGAAGCTGAGGTTCACCACATCCGTGACGGCACCGGCATGGCAATGCGTGCTTCACATCAAGAAACAATACCTTTGTGTTTTAGGCACCATCGCGGTGAGCAGGGCATACACACGTTAGGCACCCGCAAGTGGGAAGGCGTCTACGGTAAGCAGCGCGATCTCTTGCGGGAAGTTCTTATGCAGTTATCCAGAGGGTGTCCATACCAAGCATGACAAAAGATGAAATCATCGAAGAGCAAGACTTGCAGATTACGACATGGCTCAATGCGTGGAAAGAGGCGCGTGAAGCTCTGACTATCATTTATATCAATGATAAAACAATCTCACCAAGCCTTATAGCGGCAGAGGCCTTGGATAGGGTTGAGGTGATATTTAAAGATTATATCTCTAAGTCAGCGCTTCCCCAGAACAAATCGGCTAAGTAACTCGTGACGCTTTCCGCAGTCGATCAGGGCTGATGTGTTTGCGATCAGGGCGTCAGCAAGTGATCCCATTGTGTCATTGCGCAACTTAACCGGTGCGGGGCAATCCGCTGTCAGGTTCGCAGGCGCACTAACGTCCTGAACGTCCAACGGCTGTATCGGTGTAAAGCTGCATGAAGGCAGCACCAGAATGGCAAGTGCTAAAAGAAGAATTTGCTTTTTGAACATCGGCGAGCCTCCGGTTAATGTCGTCCATTTGTGCGGCGTGCGCCGTGCGTTCTTTCTCATAATCCGACGCCGATTTATCGGCAGCTTCTTGTAGTTCCTGACGGCGTTTTTCAAAATCGTTATGTTCAGCAACCATCTTGGCGGTGCAGTCTGCCTCAGCAGATTTGTGGCCGGTGTGGTAGCCGAACCCAAACAGCCCGACGATCAGAAGAACGATCAATATCGCCTTCCAGTTATCCTTGGCGAATGTCAGCGCCGCGATCAGGAATGGCATTGCCGTACTTCCACTTCATAAACAGGGTTGCGATGTGACTGCCGCCGACAACAGCACCGTAAGCTGCGAGCAGTTCCCAGCTTACACTTTGTTGTTCAAGCATCACCTTCGACATAATGATGTTGGCAACATGAAGCCAGAGTTTTGTCGCTGAAAGCCTGCCGCTCTTCTCATCAGTGAAGAAGTCTAGCACGCATACTTTATATGGCCCCACTGAGATCATATAACACCAGAGACCACCAGTTCAAACTCATCGGGAAGGTTTTCGCGCAGCATTTGCAACGTCTGCACCGAATTAATAACAGCGGGCTTACCGCCAACAACACCAAAATCAGAGCCGACAAGAATGCAGCCATCGGTGTCTTTGATTGTGTTGCCGTTATGAATGAGGATTGCTTGGCGGTTTGGAACGCCGACAAGTTCCCACACGTTATGGAACTTCGTGCCGTCATGTGGGGTACACACGTAAGAACTCTGCGGGATGCAGGACTTCATTGGCTGGTTATCTTTCCAAGGAAGCTCACAAGTAACGGCGATGCGCGTTAGCTTGTCGTCAATGATGCGATAGAGGATGCCGAACGTACCGTTGTCTGATGTCTCGCCGCGAATGAGTGTGAGCTGTTCCATTAATGGAGTGCCTTAATAAGGCCGAATACAGTCCCACAGGCTCCAAGGAATGAAATAATATAGCGAAGCGTCATGTCAACACCCGCCATCTTGTTGAACTTGGATTGAAGTTCATTAAGCGACACGGAGATGCTTGTGTTGACTGTTTTTTGATCGGAGGCTGAAAGGCTCTGCGCGCGCTTCACGTCGGCAAGCTTTTCATTGATGCCTGCGTATCGTTCGGCGCAGATTTTTTCATGGGCTTCGATAGACATCGTGGCCTTTTCAGCATCGTGCTTGGCCTCCGTCGCTACATCGTGAGCATTCTGTGCCAAGCGGTGAACGTCATTAAGGTCAGTCATCATTATACCTGATTATGGCGGCACCTTGGCAACGGCAGATGAACATAAAATTCTTATAATTTCAAGTCGTCATTACCCATAAATGGTCTTTTGCCCTGACAAGAATGTTTCAGTATGTGTGCCGCTACCAGAGTTAACAAGTTTACGATACCAACCAGCAGGAACATCGGCACAAATCTGCCCCTTAACGACCTGTATGCTGTTCAAAATAATGGCAAGAGTGATGGTTTGGTCGCTCTCGAACGTGCCGACAGTTGTCCAGTTTGCTTCGGTGGCGTCATTGGTAGCGCAGATTTTCAGAGCAATGGCTGACGTGCCGGGGCCGCCAATGGTTGATGTCGTCGATGTCGAGACTGAATAACGAACCGTGCTGTCCTTAGTGGCATGCACTTGCGCACCGGTCGCGCCGGTCCCAGAAAAAGCAATTGTATCGACCGACGTCGTGCGCGTTACAACAGGAATTGTTGGGAAAGGTTGCCATGACTTATCGCCGCGCCAATACTGCGCTGTCGTTCCTGCTGTAATTGTTGGTTCTTTTCCAGCAAGACCGGATGTGAGCGATCCCTGAGTAGCGTAAGTGCTGGCTGCTGATGCCGACGTCAGATATGGCGTTAATGCCGAACCTACGAGGTAGCCTGCATCATTTGCCAATGCTGAGATATTGCTGCCGTTAAGGGCCGTCACGGCGCGCGACGGCGTAAAGTAAAGATGAACAATGCCCTCTGGAAGCGCATCGGTAGTTGTGGGGATTGATGCGTACATTGATGCAAGGGTGGCATTACATGAATTAAGCGACGTGATGACGTCCTCAACCCACTGTTCTGTTCCCGGCATTCTGCGCATATATCCACGCAGACGGTTTTCTGCCTCTTCTGTAATAACCTGTGGTGCGCTCATCGTTGGACGCGCGGCCTGCGTTAGGCAGATGGTTTCTGGTTTCTTTTGGAACAGTCGCATCACTTGCCCCTTCTTAGATGTTAGGAATTAGTTATCTGCGAACGCAGGGCGCTTATTTGGTCATCAATCGCCTGAATGCTTTCACGTGACTCATGTGTTTTTTATCCCGTAAAGAGCTAAGGTTCCGCTAAGGTTTCCTGATGAGCAGAGAATTCGAATACCATCAACATTGTTGTTGTTGCCCGGATAAAAGTCACCACCCCCCATAAACGACGTATGAT